TGTGAAGAGAACCATGTGTCCACCTCCACCTGCTCCTGATATTTTAGCACCTGTAGCACCATTCTGCAAGGCATAATCATATGATTCTAATATCTCTGGTGATGCAACATGAGGATTAGTTTCTAGTTTACTTCTCCAATATGTTTCCATCAACTCAGAGATCCTTTTCATATCTCCTGTTAATAAACTTCTCTTATACTCTATACATGCTTCTTTAATCTTATGTGTAGCATTCAAAACTACCTCATCATCAACCAAACCCTTTGCAGTATTCTCAATGACTCTTGAATCTTTACGAGGTTTACCAACATAATAAAGCACGGTACTTAACTCCATCATGTTCTGAGTCTTATAATTCAACCTTAAAGGATTAACAATTGTTCTACCATCCTGTAAGAATTCAGTAAAATTAAACCCACCAAATGCAGCAGCAAATTGATCTTGTTTACCACCAGGCATGTCACATATATTTCTCTCAATCTCTACAGCATACTCTGCTATATCATATTCACCCAAAGGGATCTTGTGATACTCAGCAATAGCAGATACTAATGCTACTACTAGAGCACTTGAACTTCCTAGTCCACTACCAGGAGGTGCTTCAACATAAGTAGTAATCTTAACAGGATGTCTATCTGTCTTGGCAGTTAAGTATTGATAAGTATTAACAAGAAGTTGTAGATCACTATCAACATACTCTCCTTGCATAAAAGGGGTGCTGTAGAAATCATGTCTTTCTTCAATACCTAGATCAACACTCTTGAAAGACCAACACTTATCATGATTACACTGACATGGTTCTATCTTACAGTATGCATACTGATCTATAGTTCCATTCAAAACCACACCACCATACTTACTCCAATAAGGTTCAAGATCTGTTCCTCCACCAGCTAGTGCCATACGGAGGGGTGCTTTTGCAAATACTGTGTTAGTCATTTTTGGTTTATTTTAAAAGCTAAAGTTACTCTTAAAGGACAATCTTGATAAGCAAAGGAATATGCTTTATGGTAAATATTACCAGAAAATATAACCAACCTATTAGGTATGGGATGTATTAAAGTTGGTTCTGGTTCTGTCATAATTTCAGTGAAACCACCATTACCATACCTATATGGACTCAAATAAATGAGTGCTGTGATATCACACCCATCTTTATGCAAATCCCCTTCTCTACCATTCCATTGCCCATTAAGATAAACCCTACTCAATTCATAATGTCCTTGATGTAATTGATTAACAACCTTTTCATACAAGTAAGTATTATAAAATTCATCATCACTCAAATCACATTTCAAAAACTTCAATTGTTCTGGTTTAAAACCAGATGATTGTAATCCCCATATAGGTACGTCTTGAACGTTATACTTATTAATAACTTTTTTTAAATCTTCTTCACTTAAAAATTCATCAACTATTTTTATTTGCGAATTCATCTTGAAGTCTGTAATAGATCACCAAATAAATCAGAAGTACTAGGAGTTCCTACCCCAAACTCATAATGGTCTATATTATAAGGTCTTCCTACATTCTCTATGATCTTGTGCATATGAATAATACCATCTGCAAAATGATCTTCTACCTTAGCAAGATCATCATAAAATGCCAAGTGCTTAGTAGGAACAATAAGGAACCAATCTGACCAGTGCCTATCTGCTCCTGCAACATGTCCATTCTGATTCATTATACCATCAGATTCTAAGTCCTTCATCTCAATCTCTGACTCAAATATAAGGTCTGTTCTCATACGAACAAAGTACTCATAATCATCGGGGTTCTCTACCAGTTTAGCAC